AACTCCCTCTTCAACTTCTTAAATGCTTTTAGTTCTTCTCTTTTCGTAGCCATTTCATCCTCCTTATGTTAAATTTAGTTTTGGTTTGTCAGTTGTATCGAATCCTGCTTTTTTCAATAATGATTTAATATCAGGAGGTTCGATGGCGCTGAGCAAGCCATTTCTTTTTAACCTCGAGCGTGCAATGTAGGTGCCAAGTGAATCTATTAACATCTCACGTCGAGGTCCTTCACGACCTTCCTTTCCTACTATAACATATATCTCATCAAACAATAAAGGTATCGTAACCACAGCCTGTCCAACTGTATAGAAACGATACTTGATATCTTCATGAGCAACACCTGTTTTGGTGTCGAGGGAGATTAACTTCTTGATTTCTTTTAAGTGTCCAGTAAGAATAAAATCACAAGGAAGGTTCATTAACTTTCGTAGATAATTAGTCATATAAACTTTTTGTGGATTGTAGTCATGACGCATCTGAGGGACTTCGCCAGCACGAGAGCGCTCACCTAGGCCATAGTTCATCACAGCCTGACCAAAGGTGGTGGCGCTATCAAGGCAATAAGTACCAAACTGTTGAAAGTATCCGATCTTGAATCGAACATCAGTGGCTTTCATCCACTTGGCAAAAGCTTTAGGATCAAAAGGGTCATCGTTTTCCCAGGTGGTGTCGGCTATTACATCTCCACTTTCAATCAAGTCCGAAAGACACTTAGTCCCACCAGGATCAAAACTATCAATATGGATAGGACGACGAGCAGTTCTGAGAATGTAAGTCTTTCCAGCATTTGTTTCTCCTGTTATTAAAGCGCTAAAGCGTTTTTGAAGAGGGTCTCCGGCATAGTAGTCACGGACTCTTTTTAATTCAGCAGCGGCATCATAGGCCATTTACTTTTACTCCTTTCATTTAGTCCGTTTATAAATTTTACGGACTTTAAATCTTAAATGATAAGTCTTTTTTCACTGTAGGCTTTCGATCAGCCGGATTCCAAAACCTCGTGATAAATCCAAGAGGTGGTTCTTCACAGCAACGTAAAGGATTCTGCCACGCTAAACAATAGTCATGAAACATACAGCCTCGGAAACTGGTGCAGTTTTTAGGGTTCAATGGAAAAGCCATTAGAACAGAGTCGGAATCATCACTGTGATATAGACGATCCATGTCCCTTTCAATATCGTCTAGTCGACAGTTTATGTTCCATAACCAAGTATTCATCTGATCAGGTGTTTTGTAAGCGAGAACACGCCTAGTTGTTGCATGATAGCCAGCAGGTCGATTAGCTGAGCCACGCTGGAGAAATTCAAATCCAGTTTTAACAAACTCTACACCAAGAACGAGGTCGATAGGAAACATACAATAAAGACAATGAGTGTAAGTTCCATTCTGGACTGAGAGAAACAACTCATTATCCCATCGAGTATCATGAATCCACTTGCCTGATGTAGTTTTGTGATCCCAGGAGACAATCTTTCCATCATCAATTCTTCTCATGATAGAGTCAATTCGATAGTGGAGGAAGCGCTTGTCGTCAACAGGCACGGTTCCGGAGATTTCAGTCATCTTTCGACCGTCAAGTTCGACGATTTCATAGTCGACCAAATCACGACTGTATTTGTCTCTGAAGTCGATTAGAGCGTTGAGAATAGCAGTAGGTGTCTTTGGTTGATAGAGTGAGTCAGATTCCTGATCAAAGTATTTGCGGTACTCAGTCATGAAAGCGTTGTAGGCACCTTCTATATCATCGTAGCCGAATAATAACTGGTGCTCACGAGCTCGATGGAAACAGTCTCCAAATAACAGATCATGAGCAGGCTGATCTATGTCCCATCCCAAGATATGACGATAGAAATAATAACGAGGACAGCCAAGGTAATCGTCTATTTTGGATGAGTCTCGAATTGCCCAGGAAGGATGTTCAACTATTGGTAGCATCAGAAGGTTCCTCCTTTGGATTGATAAACTTTATAATAAGTTCATCAGGTAACTGCAGTTCAGGATCGACATAGAGAGCACCGGAGATGGAGGTTCTTATATTTCCAACAGTGTAACGATGAAAGAGACCGGTGGCTGTTCTGTCACGAACGGCTTTCATTTCCATAGTTATGATCCTTTCTTGAGTAAGTAGATATCCATTAACTCTTGAGTGAGTCGGAGGATTCTGTTTTTCATTTCTATATTAGATATATGAATAGCTGCAACTACATTATCTTCCTCACGAATAACTGTTGCTTTGAGAGCATCCCTTCTCCATTGTTTAAGTGTACGTTCTGAGATCATTTCATTCTCCTTTCATATTGTATTATAATGTAACATTATCACACCTTCGAGGAAATGTCAAGTAGTGTTAAAATTTACACTTTATAACTATAATACGTGATTCCTCTCAATGTATTTACCATCTTTGAACAAAAGCAAGTTTAATCTACCATGTTTGTGTGCGAAGATGGCACAGGCTATTGAGTTCATTACGTTGAGTGAACAAGGGACGATGTAGTCTTCTGGCGCTGAGTCCTCCATCATCTGTTTAAATGTTCTTACCATTGAGTTGGTTGAATATCTATTCATCGAACCTTCTGATAAAAACACTATGTTACCATACTTAGATGCTGAAGTAAAATCGTGAGCTGATTTGTTTACTATGTAGACGTGACTCATAGGTCATTCCTCGCTTTCTGGTTTGTTGCCTCCAAGGTTAGATATATCATGAGCTGGAGTTGTAGGCATCATTCTATTGAGCATTTCCCTAACCATGTTAGGAGCAGTTGACTTAACTTCATTATCGTCTTTTTCAAATCTGCGATCTCGAAGTTCATTAGTGCTTGTCATTCCAAGAGGCTTTAGTCTGTTTAATGATTGAACAAACTTATCCTTTCCAGCTACAGCGTCCGCTAGTATTGGAGCTCCTAAGTCAACAGTGAATTCTTGAACCTCTGATGAACACTCATGATATTGAACGAGTGAGATGACAATCCCTGCACGAGGAATTGCTTTAGGTTTTACATCTAGTTTCTTTCCGCAGTTGGAGCAAAAGAATTGGTTAGACATTTGAGTCCTCCTGAGCATCTCTGATAACCACCTTGAACATTTCATAGGTGGGCGCTGAGGCATTTATTTCTTCAACAATGCACTTGAGATCAACACCTATTTCAAGATCGGCTGAGACATCTGCAGTGAATTTCTTAGGAACATAACCGAGAAAGGCAAACTCAACTCCGTCTGGAGTTTCATAATTATAGCCGATTTTAATAGCGTTTGGATCGAACTTGTTTTCCGGCTCACATTCAAGATCTAAGTAATCACCGACCTTGAGTTCTTTAATAGCTTGAGCAATTACCTCACGAGGCCGAAACTTAACACCTGCAATGTAGAATTTCTTTTCCATCTTATTTTCTCCTTTCATTAGTTATTTCAACAAAAACTGGAAAACGAGGTACTTGCTTTCCTGAAGTTAAGTGCTGATATTTTACCTTTACCACCTTCCCAGGTAACTCCTCTCGAATGTTCCATAAGGTATTTCGTTGTTCTGCTGTAAAGCCTGTCCCCACAGAGAATTTATTCTCATCTCCAGAACGGCAAACAAGCGCACCAAGAGTCCCCTTCGGTCTTCCGTCAATAGATATTTCTTCGATGTATCCAGTGATTTCATAGTCATCTTCCTTTTTAGGCTTAAACTTCATAACGTATAAAGAGCGCTTACGTTCATAAGGTGCTTGAACGTGTCTTACAATAATCCCCTCATACCCAGACTCAATTATTTTCTCATAAGCACTCATTATTTCATCGAGGCCAGTACATAAATAGAACGGTGCAACTTTAATCCAAGGATTTAGACCACGAAGGTTTTCGATGATGAGAGAGCGTTTCATCTGAGGTTGTTCATTGACTACATCAAAGACATGAAATTGAATAGCTCTATGATTCTCATGAAGATTGACTGTCCGAGATGTAATTGAGACTATTTCCTCAAAACTCATACCATGACAGTAGAGTTCACCGTCTAACTCAGCGCGAACTCCTAATGACATGAGAGCTAAGTTAATATGAGGTATGCTGAAGATGACATTTTCCTCAGAAGACAGTAACATATAGCCATGATCAGTTGATGTTTCAAGAGGTAGGGCTCGACAGCGGATGCCATCGTACTTAGGTTGGACTATGTAAGGAGGTTGCCATTTGGCTAAGCGCTTTTCCTCAAAAGGATAACACTTCATTATATTCTTCCATCGCTGATGCTCAGCCATGCTTTTACTCCTTTCATTGTTGTCATAGTGTGAATGATGGTACATTTTCGTCTCAAAAGAACCCTCCTGCATTACACAGGAGGGCTCGATCAAATGAGAATGTTAACTATTTACCGGCTGCTTTTTTCTGAAGCTCTTTCAACATCTCAGCCTGTTTCTCAGGCGTTGCAGTTGCGAACAGAGCCATGTAAGCCTGAACCGGATCAACTTTGGCACCCTTCACAGCCACACCCATCTTGGCCGTACCAAGAGCGGCCTGAATCTGTTCAGCGGTCTCACCTTTCAACAGACGAGATCTAATGTTGGACTGGAGTGTAACAGTCCAGTTTGCATCTGCGTTGCTCTTGACTGCCTTATCACCGAACAGTTTGATGCTCTCTTCCGCAGTAGCTCCGGTCTGAACTGTGATCTGAACAGGACCAATCTGCTTCCGAACAACTTTACCGTTCTCCTTCTTTTCTGGTACTTTTGCTTCAACGATCATCTTCTGCATCTTGTTACTCCTTTCCTTAAATTAAGTTAGTTGATTGAGTCCGTTTTATAATTTTACGGACTATTGTGAAATGATGAAATTATCATAACATACCTACATGATACAAGTCAAGGTACAATTTGGTACATTTAATACTAGTTATTCAAACGTAACCTTGAAACTTTGCTTAGGTATCCCCTCCTTTCTTGAAATGAACTGTGGTATATAGATAACCATGTGATCTTGATTGTCCTCTTTTCCATGTTCGTAGCGATCACCGCCACCTTTCTTTGCAGGTCTTGTTAATACAAATAACATAGTCATTTTAATTCCCCTTTCTTTTTCTACTTTTTTTCTTCAATTCTTTTCCATCCTT